CACCAGCGCTCCGGCGGTCGGCAGCGACAGGGCGTTCGCGTGGACCTGGGGGACCGCGCCCGTGAGGACCAGGGCACCGGCTGTCGGGGCGATGCCGCTGGCGGTGATACCGAGCGCCGGCACCGAGCCGGTCAGGGTCATGGCGCCCGCAGACGGGGCGATACCGGTGGCCGTGATACCGAGAGTGGGCGTCGCCCCGCTCAGGACCAGGGCGCCACCGGTGGGCAGGCTCTTGACCGGTGTGACGACTGCGGGGACGGCGCCGGTCAGGACCAGTGCACCAGCCGTCGGTAGCGACAGTGCGTTGGCGACGACCGTCGGCACCGACCCGGTCAGGATCATCGCGGCGGCGGTCGGTGCCACCTTGACGCCGACGTTGACGGTCGGGGTCGACCCGGTCAGGACGATGGCGCCGGCGGTCGGAGCAGCGGCAACGTTGGCGGTCGCGGTGACGGTCGGCGTGGCGGCCGTCAGGACGAGCGCGCCGGCGGTCGGCAGCGGGTTCTGGTTGGTCGGCGGCACATACGCCGTGATCGTCTCGGTGAATGTGACGAACGTGTCGCCATTGGCGGCGGATGTGGTCCCGCCATAACTCAGCGTCGCGACCCCGACCGCCATCGTGCCGATCGCATCGGCATGGGGGATGACCTTCAGCCAGTCCCCGTCACTGAACGTCGTGCTGGTCGGCGTGGCCGTCCACGTCTGGAGGGCCGAGGCGGTGCCGTACTCGGCATTGTCGACATGGCCGGCGTTGGCATTGGCGACGACGTCGGACAGCTCTGTGCCCGCGCTGTCGCAACGGACGATGCGACACGCCGCCGTGGCGTTCGTCGTCATCGCGTCCTCGAGGCCCCAGAAGTTGAAGCTGACGGTGCCCGAGATCGTGACGGCGTTGACCTGGATGAACCACCAGTCCGGGCTGCTGCTGTATTCGAGGTGGTTGCCGCTGGCCGTCGTCGAAACGGTGTTCGTCGTCACGCCGCTGTCGCGAGTCGTCCGCAGGTTGCGCTGGTTCGCCGCACCCGGCCCTGACGTGGTGCTCTTGCCGAGGTAGAAAGTCGTCGCCACCTAGCCCCGCCTCCACGGCCTCCGATTGCGACGCTCGGCGTTCCAGTCGGTCATCGGCCAGCCCTGCAACCAGAACCAGACCCGCTTCCACTGATGCGTCTGCGCGGTGTCGAGGCGTTGCTGGATGTCGCTGACCTGACGCCGCAACTCGGCGACCTGCCGGTACAGCGTGTCGAGTTGGACCTCGTCAGGCGAGGTAGTCTCCGGTCGAATCGGCGACGTTGTGTCGGATGCCATTCCTGAACTCGTAGAGCCACAGGTAGATGACCCCGCCACCGACGCCGTCCCAGGTCGGGGTCGGGCCGATCGTGAACGTCGTCTCGCCCGCGGTCAGGTGGTGCCAGCTATGGCTGTTGAAGGTACCGTCGGGCAGGCCCAGCGCGGCCTCCGCCCAGGCATCGTCGGGCAGGCCCGTCCATGTGATCGTCGCCATCGCGTCGTGGGCCAGCGGATCCGGGCTGAACGAGATCGTCGGCTTCTGACCGGGCATGTGGGACTCCTTCCGCGCCATCAGGCCAGCGTGAAGACGGTGCCGCCGTTACTGCCGACCGTCATCGTGTTCGTGTTGGTCGCGGTAACGTTCGCGCCGCCCGAGTCGAGCAGGGCGAAGCACACGACGTCGCCGCCGACCTCGTAGATGGCCGCCCACTTCACCGTGATCCCGGCCGTCCCGGCGGTCCAGACGGGTGCCGTGGTCATCACAACGGTAACGGTGGTGGTGCCCGACTGGGTGAGCGCCACGGCGATGCCACCAGTCGTGTAGCCGGTACTGACGTTGGTGAGCTCGTTGGTGACGCCGGCATAGGTCGTCGATCCGACGGCCAGGTTCGACGTGCTGGGATAGAGCGCCATCTTGTAGGAGTCGGCCAGCACGAACTGGCCGGTCAGGAACTTGGATCGGGTCGAGTCGGTGAAGACCCACGCGCCGGCGGCCATGTGCTACTCCTTGGTCGCGCGGCGGGCGCGCGTCTTGACGGGTGTCGGCTTGACGACGACCGCCGCCTCGAGCGGCGCGAGCTGGTGGCCGAGGGAATGGTCCTCGCAGATCGGGTGCGAGGCGTGACACAGGTCGAGCCCGACGGCGGGCTTGCCGTCGTAGATGCAGCCGGTGTTGGTGACGCTCGTCGTGGTCTCGCTCACGTCATCACCAGGCTCGAGGACATGATGATGTTGGTCGAGCTCGTGAACTTGAGTCGGAAGTAGCGCCACGCCTGCCCGCCCACGGCCGGCGCCTGGGCCGACGTCAGGTTGTAGTTGGTCGTCGTGGACGTGGTGATCGGTCCGAGCTGCGTGCCGGCGATGGCCGTCTGCGGCGAGGCGAGGGCGCTGTAGATGACGTTGAACCAGCTCACGCCGTCGTAGCTGCCCTGCATGTCGACGAGGGTGGTCGGCGGCGTGGTCCCGATGACGCTGGTGATCGAGATCCCGCCCGCCTCGCAGTCGTTCGGCCGGACGTAGACGTCGCTGTAGAAAGTGGTCTTGGTGAAGTGCGCCGCGGTCGTCGAACCGACGACCGTAGTCGGCGCGGCCGAGGTCAGCACCCGGAACGAGCGCGGGTCGTCGACCGCGGTCACGGTCTGCACGCCGTCGAGCGACGGGGTCGAGCCCGAGGCCACGATCGTCACCGTGTCACCCACGCGGAGGTCGTGGTTGCGCCCGACGTTGATGAGCGGTGCCGCGCCGGGGGTGAGCGGGATGCTCGTGATGGCGTAGTCGTAGGCGCCCGAGGTGGCGCCCGCCGAGGTGTTGACCGGGATCGAGAAGGTCTTGTCGGTCACGACCGTGACGACCTGCTGCGGCGTCACGGTCAGGGCCGGGTTCGCCCCGCCGCTGGCCGTCCAGAAGATCGTGTCACCGGTCGTCAGGCCGTGCGGCGCGAGGGTGGTGACGACGGTCGCTGCGGCGATCGTGCTCGACACGATCTGCTCGACGCCGCCGGGGCGGATGCCGAGCTGGCCGGTCAGGGTCGCGCCGGGCGTGTTGACGATGGTGCCCATCTAGCCGCCTCGCTTCTGGCCGGGGCCGGCCACCGCCGCCTCGACCTCGGGCGCCGAGCGGTCGGACGAGAGGAGCGGCTCGAACAGGTGGGGGTACTTGCGGTAGAGGGGATCCGACCCGCGCACGCGCGTCCGGCCCCTCACGCCGCCGAGGAAGTCCGGGAACTCGGGGTCGGCATTCGCCCAGGACGTCTTGGCGACGTACCAGGTGTCCTGTGGATCGGTCCTCGCCATGCTGGCCTCCGGTGGGTGTCGAGGAGCGGGACCGGGGGGCGACCCGCTCCTCAATCGGGGATTACTTGCCGCGGAAGATGCACGCCTCGCGTCCGGCGCCGAGGGTGTTGAGGCCCAGGCCGACCGAGGTGTTGCGCCACCACGCGTAGACCATCCGCTGGCCGGTCGGGAGACCGGTCGCCGCGGACAGGAAGTTCGGGATGAGCTCGATGTTGAGTCCGACCCGGTCGATGATCACGAACCGGGTCCGGTCGGCGAGGATCGCCACCTTCTCGGTCGAGGCCATCGAGGTGTTGGCCGGCGCGATGGCCTCGTAGGCCGGGTAGCCGACGAGGTTACCGAGACGGCCGTTGTTGGCGTAGTCGCCGAGCGAGCCGCCGAGGGTCAGGTTGTCGACCCACAGCCCGGCGCCGCCGGCGGTGTCGATGCCGCGGACGAGGCTGTAGAAGTACGGGCTGCCGAGCCAGACCGCGTTGCCGCGGTAGCGCGGGCCGAGGTTGGCCGCGAGCTTGTACAGGTCGGCCGGCACGATCGTGAGGGTCGTGGTCGTGTCGAGGAAGTTGAGGGTGTAGTAGGTGTAGATGCCCATCGGGTGATGGCCCGTGCCGATGGCCGTCGAGAACTCGGTCGCCTCGAGGACGTCCTTGGCGTCGGCGATCTCCTTGGTCAGCTCGGCCTCGAGCGAGCCGAGCGCGTAGTCGCCCTCGATCTCGACCGAGAAGGTGGCCGCGGTGTGGGCCTTGACCAGCAGGCGAGCAGGTGCCGTGAAGGCGGGCGACAGGTCCGTGGCCGCGGTGGCCTCGTCCTCGTACACCGCCGTCATGCCCGAGGACACCGACGGCCGCCAGTCGTTGCTGGTCGTCTTGACGACGCGGAACGCCGCCCGGAACGGGTTGATGGCACCCGAGGTGTTGATGATCATCGTGGGGTCGAGATCGAACGGGACCGCCGTGTTGGACGCCGTGACCAGTGCGGTCCGGGCCTCCTCGAAGGCGTGGGACTCCTCGGCCGTGAACGCGGCGCCCGCCGGCCCCTGGGTCAGGAACTTGCGGTATGCCCGCCGGTACGCCGGGGCGCCGGTGTACAAGACGCGCTTGTCCATCTCGACCGGATCGATCGTGTCGCCAGGCTTGCCGCCGTTGAGCAGCGACTCGATCTCGCCCTGGCCCTTGGCCCGCTCGGTCGTCGGGAAGTGGGCGCCTTCGACGGCCCGCATCGCGGCGTCGTGCAGGTTGCTGACCCGCTGCTCCTCGCTGCGCGCCTCGCGCTCGATGCGCCGGACGTCGTAGATCGACTCGAGGTCGCGACCCTTGATGACCGCCGGCGGGCTGTAGGTCTGGACGACCCGCTCGGGATCTTCGGAGTTCACGCGAACCTGAAGTTGGCGGGTACGCTGGGCGGTGATCTCGGCTTCGAGTTGGCCGCGCTCCGTCACCCGATCGTCGAACAAGGTCTGCTCGGACTCGGACAGGATGCCCGGCACGTCGGCCGCCCGCTTGATCTCGGCGTTGAGCTCGACGACGCGGGCGGTCTTGTCCTCGATCGTGACGTACTTGCTGGTATCGATTGCCACGTGTTCGCTCCTTGAATCAGAAGACCCGCCTTCCGGCGGGTCCTGGGCTGCGATGACTGCCGCGTCTGGCGGCGGGTCCGGCTCATCGCGGCGCTCCGGTTCGAGGTGAGCCTCTTCGGGCTCGGCGTCGACGGAGGGTGCTACCGGCTCTGTGGTGGTGAACGTGACCGGCGAGCGCATCTCGTCGGTCAGCGAGCGCAGGGCGACCGACGCCCCGGCATAGGCGGGCCAGGTGACCGGCCCGAGCTCGTGCAGGCGGGCCTCGGTGATGGTCCGCTCGGGCAGGCCCTTCGGATTGTGGGCCGAGACCGGTGCGTCCTTGGTCCACCATTGCGGCGGGTCCTCGCGGACGACCGAGAAGCGGTGGCTGGCGCCGTAGACGCCCTTGCGGATACCGTCGACGATCAGTTCGGGAACGCCATCGAGCAGGCGACCGCGGACGAACGGGCTGGTCGCATCCTCGCCGACCTCGTCGGTCGTGGCGATCGGCGACTCCCCGATCGAACCCTTGCCATGCTGGAACAGGATCTTCGGAGGGCGCTCAGCCATCGTCTTCTTGTAGGCCGAACGGCTGAACCGCTCCATGAAGTGGCCCTCGGCCACCGATTCGATCTCGGCCCACTGGTCGTGGGGCGCGAGACGGACCGTCAGCGTCTTGCCGTCCTCGGACACGCCGCCGGGCATCGCCCGATACAGGTCGTCGCGGACGTGCTGCACCTCGGCTTCGGCCTCGGGCTCCTCGGTCATCGTCATGGCTTCTTGCTCCCATTGGCGGGCATCATCGGCATGGCCGGCTTGCTCCCGTTGGTCGCGGGTGCCTTGCCGACCACGGCCGGCACGGTGCCCTCGACAGGCGTCTCGCCGGGTGCCTCGCCGACCGGCATCTTGGTGCTGCCCGGGGCTTGCAGCTGCACGCTGAACAGCCCGGTGTGGTTCCCGATCAGCAGGGTGTAGTCGTCGGCCTCGACCGCCTTGATGGCGTCGTCGGCCTTGAAGCCGGTGACGATGAGTTTGTCGATCGTGGCCGCCTTGGTCGCCGCGATGTCGGCCCGGTCGCGCTCGTCCTCGGCCAGGAACTGGATGCCCGAGGCGTCGTACCAGAGCTCGGACCCGGTCGGCGGTGGCACGATCGACTCGAGGCTCGAGGCGATGTTCTGCCACTGCGGCCGCGCCCACAGGTCCGCGAACGCCCGCCGCGCCTGGCCGTAGTTGCTGTAGGTCGCGGCCTGCAAGCCCTCGGACAGGCCGACGATGATCGGCGGCACGCCGGCCGCGGCCGCCACGCGGGTCTCGCCGTGGCCCTGGACGATGGCGAAGTCGAGCTGCTGGAGGTTGGCGCCGACCACGGTCGCGTCGGCACCGCCCGACAGGTACAGCGTGCGGTAGGCGTTGGCGGCGCCGGCGTGGCCCGCCTCCATGAGCCGGACCCAGTCGTTCCACTCCTCCTTGGGCAGCGTCTCGGGTCGCTTGACCACGAGGTTGGGCGTCGCACCGTTCTCGAAGAAGCTGAGCTTGTGACGGGTCGCCGCACTGTCCGACATGACCTCGCGGATGAGCGGCGTCAGCCAGCTGATGCCGCGGAACGACGCGAGCGGATCGGCGATCGGCGCGAAGTGGGCGACCTGCTCGGGCAGCAGGATGACCGGCTTCTGGCCCGAGCCGACGCCGCCCGGCGTGTAGGCGTAGCCGACGACCTGCGCGTCGAGGTCCTGCGCCGGCGCGTCGAGGATGATCCGCGTCCAGTCGGGGCGCATGACCCGCAGTCGGTTGCCGGGACGCCGCGCGATGTAGCCGTTGCCGGCCATGTCGGCGTGCTGGAGCGCCCGCCCGAGCAGGTCACCCGTCGTGGCGCCCGGCCACGGGTGCTCGAGGATGCCGAGGCTCTGGTCGCCCCACAGGTCGCCGGTGTTGCCGGCCCGGATGCGGCGGTACTTGAAGCGGGCCTGGACGAACAGCCGGCGGCGGGCGTCCATGCACGCGAACACGATCGCGTTGCCGCGGTAGCCCTGGTCGACGAAGCCGCCGAAGGTGCCGTCGATGTCCTCCTGCTTCGCACCGGGCAGGGTCTGGTTGAGGCCCAGCGGATACGTGCGCCCGCCGAAGTTGACGAACGGCCACGGGTCCTGCATCGACGACCACGGGTCGTAGCTCGAGGCACGGCTGCTGCCGTAGGCGGCAGGGTCGAACAGGGACCGGACCCGGTCGAGGACACTCATCGCGACTCCGGTGTGCTAGGCCCAGGCGAAGTTCGACTCCGCTGGCGGTGGCGGCATCCGCATGGCGCGGTCGCAGGCGAGGGCGAGGGCGATCACGCCGTCGATCCGGCCGCGGGACTTGCCCTTCTCGAGGGTGAAGCCGTGCTGGTTGAAGCGCGGCATGGCGTTGAGCACGTGCTCGGTCAGCCCGCCCTCGCCGTCGTGCCGGATACCGCCCGTCTTGATGAGTTCGAACAGCGAGCCGCAGACCGTCGTCATCCGCTCGACCGACTGCGGGATCTCGACCATCGCCAGTCCCTCATCGGCCAGCATCTTGGCCGGCACGTCGAAGAACCGGGGGTCGTAACTGACCGCGGCGACGTCGTAGGCACGTCCGAGCTCGCGGATGTGCTCCATGACGTCGGTCACGTCGACCGGCTCGTCCTTGGTCGGGATCCACAGCCGCGAGACGGCCCGCAACAGGCCTTCGGGGTCGCGCTGGACGGCCACGACGGCCGTCGAGTCGCGTTTGAGGCCGACATCGACGCCGATCCACGTCGATTCGCCCGGGATGAAGTCGTATGGGTCGGCCAGGGCGTCCCAGGTGGCCCGCCCGGACGGTCCGAGCCACGAATCGACGCCGTCGTACCACTGTCCGAGCCGGAAGACGCGGAAATGGCCCTCGGGCGTGATGCCGATGTCGGTCTCGAGTGCCGAGACCCGCAGGAAACCGGCCCTGATGGCCGGATTCGCCACCTTCCACGCCTCCCGGTCGTCGATCGCGCAGCCATCGGGCGCCGCGTGCTCGTGGAAGACGACGCCAGGCAAGCTGCCGGCCTCGCGGACACGGCTGCGGAGCAGGAACAGGGCGTTGTCGCGGTCCAGACCGGGCGTCCCGACCCCGACGATGAGGCTGCGCTCGCGCTTGCCGGTCGCCAGCCGCAGCGCCTCCCACGACCCGACCGGCTGGAAGCCGATCTCGTCCATGATGGCGAGGCTCGGATCGAGCCCCTGGAGCCCGTCGGGGTCCGAGGCGATCGGGAACAGCTCGCCGCCGTTGAACGGGGTCGTCACCCGGGGCGTCGTGATGCCGGTGAAGACGAGCGACCGGCGCAGGAGCTCCGGCTCGGCCTTGATCATGCTGACGGCGACGCCGTAGACGGAGCGGATGGCCTGCCCGACGGTCGTGGCAACGATGGGCACCTGCGGGGCACCCGTCTCATCGTCGGCGAACAGCGCCCAGACGGCCAGCGCACCGCCGCCCGACGACTTGCCGTTACCACGGGGCGTCGCCAGGACGGCTGTGTCGATGCCATCGGCCAGCGCCTCCTCGAGGAACTCCTTCTGGAAGCGAGCCAGCCTGATCGGCTGGCCGTGCCCGGTGCCCTTGGGCGGCCGGCAGTACGTCTCGATGAACCGGATGGCCCGGCCGTGGCGAGTGCGGATCCGCCACTTCGACCACGGCCCGGCTGACGTGTCGGCGACGTGCTTGGTCGCGTAGCCGTAGCGGTCAGCCATCAGCCTCGTTCCTGGAGTGTGTGCGGATCGCAGGCTGGGGGTTTGCGAGCACCCGTCGTCAGACTAGTGGCGACCGGTACCCCGTACGGGCGCCGCGCGCACTGTTGCAGCGACGACACAAGACGACGAGCGTGCTGTGCTGTCCATGCAGGGACACGGGCACACTGTGATCAGCAGTCAGCGGGTTGCTCGTGCTGCCCGCATCAGGGTAGGGGCACCCTCCCGGGGTGTGACACCACGGCTCCCCCGCCACCGCTGCCTTGTGACGCCTAGCGTAACCACTGCCGTAGCGTTGCGTGCTACTGGGTCGACGTGCCCGGTCGTATGCACGCTGGCAGTCAGGGTGCCGACGTCCGCCGCCCTGCATGAGTCGCCCGCAACCGAGACACGGACGCATGATCACGTCAACGTCACGATGATGCTCGGATGTCATGCGTGATGGGGGAAGGCACCCGGGTCTTCGCTGCCAGAGGGTAGGCTAACGCCGTGTTCTTGGCGCTCGTTCTTTGTGCCGGGCCCATAGCGCGGGGTGTGACGTACCGGCAAGGCTCTGGTTCGATTGCCGACACAGTACACCCACGGTGCAAGGGCCGAACGGCACGGGTCATGCGCTCTCTGCGTTCCGTTGCGCGTCGCTCTGCTCGAGATACGGCACGCTCGCTTCCTCGTAGCGGCTGTGCAGCTGGCGGATCGCTCGCAGGATATCGATCCCGGTGTAGCGCACGGCGCCGGCATCCCAGCCATGCGAGGCGAGGCTGACCACGATCCAGTACGGGTGGACGCCGACGTAGCGGCTGTTGGCGAGCCGCGTCAGCGCCAGTGTCATCGGGTAGCGATACCGCTCGGCATCGTGCTCGTAGACGCCCGTCTCGACCAGGGCGTTGCCCTCGCCGTCGTAGATCGCGCACATCGGGCACGCCTTGCCCGGAGCGCGTCCCGGGTGGGCACACGTCGTCGTGATCGTGACGACCATGACCGCCGACGCGGATCCGTCGAGCGTGGCCGCGAAGGCGTGGCTGAACGGCGGCGAGCCGAGGCGCTCGTCAGCATACGTCGCGGTCCCGGTGTCGAGGCTGCCCTGGACGCTGAAGCGGCCCTCGGTGCCGCGGACGTGCAGCCGCACCGGCGCCGCGCGCTGGCCGTCCCAGCACGACTCGAGCCAGGCGATCGCCTCGGGCAGGGACGCCAGCACGGTCACGCCCAGTCCACCCGCTCGAGGTCGCGCCAGCCCGTATCCGCCACCGGCTCGTCGTGCGCTCGTGATGCGAGCCAGAGGATGCCGAGAGCGGCGGCTGCGAGGAGAAGGATGCGGATCACGCCAGCACCCACACGTTGCTGGTCGCCCCGACGCACCCCACGACCACGGCCAGCAGCGCGCCCCAGCGACGCCAGCGCGGTCGGAGGGCAGCCAGGATCAGCAGCATCACGACGATGGCCGCGGCCTTGACGATGACGGCCTGCTGCGGGCTGACGGCTCCGAGGGCTCCTGCTTCGTAGCCGTTCGGGTTGCCGATGACGAGGCTGTAGGTCGCCAGGTCGAGGAGTTGCGCGAGGGCGACGGCCAGGGTCACGGCGTCTCGGTGTCTGCGGACGAGAGGCGGGCGAGCAACCGGTCGATACCGCGCTGCGTCCGGCACGGCCACGGCATGTCGCAATACGCGCACTCGCCTAGCCCGCGAACGCCGTCCGACGCTTCGCCGTGAGCGATCTCGTCCTCTGACACTAACGCGGCACGAACCGCGTCCAGACCGGCTTCCGTGCCCCGGATGGCGGCTTCGCGCGTGTCTATCACCGCTCTCAGTTCGGCCTTCGTCACCCACACGAGGCCATCGCTGTTCTCGGGCAGGCTTTCCACCCACCGCAACAGGTTCAGCGCCGCATCAGCCGATGCGGGAGCGGGTGGCTGGGCTAGGGCGGCACATTCAGAACAGGGCGGCTCACAGAACTGCTCGCAGCGAGAGCAGGACCAACCGCCGCTATCCAAGACTCGGGCGCTACAGGGATGGTCGCAGAGGATGGGCGGGAACCGCTGCATCTCGCTGTATCGGTCCGTCATCGAGCGTCCTCCACTAGGAGGCTGTAGCACTCGTCGCAGTAGCACGCCTCGTTGTCGTTGCCGTGTTCCGGGAATAGGGCTCGCCGGAGCCGGTGGTAGACATTCGCTGGCAGCGCCTCTGACTCCAACGCCTCGATTGCCGCCGCTCGCAATCCCGGCGGCTCGGCCTCTGCGGGTGCGACGGGTTCGCGGGCTGCGGCGAGGGCGGCACGCTCGATGAGTCGCAGCACATCGCGCCGGGTCACCCAAACGTTCGGCGTCGCAAAGCCATTGCGCCGGGTGTGAGTCGGCAACGCCATGACGGCCTCTCGCAGCGCCCCTGCGTCCATCGTCTCCTCCTTCATCCCGGCTGCCATCCGGGCGGGCGCTCGGTTTCCGTCGGGGCCGTCGATGCGTCCTCATCGATCCACACGATGTCGGTCGAGCCGTCATGGCCGTGGATTGCGACGGCATCGGCGAGGCTGTTGTAGATGGCGATGGACGACAGGAACGTCAGCCAACGCAGGACCACGCGGCCATCTGAGAGCAGGACCGCTTCACACACGGCCCCGGTGCCGCTAGTCCCAGACACGTCGGTCTGTCGCACGAAATAGAAACGCCTCACGGCTGCGTCTCCTCCTTCATCCCGGTATCCGGGGTCACGCACGAGGCTCCAACATCATCGAGTTCGGCGGCAACGCCTCGTCAACGACGACCGGCTCTCCGAACAGTTGAGCGCCGACCGGCTGTTGCCCGTGGTCGTTCATCCCGGCGTAGTCGCACAGTTCGTCCCAAACGTCCTGAGACAGCCGCCAGCGATAGCCAGGAGCGGTGATCGGCTTCCCGAACGGGGCGGCAACGCGAGGGTCACCGTCAGGGACAAACTCGCTCAACGGGACGCCGCGATACTCGGACCACACCACAGAAGCGACCTCGAAGGCGCGGTCGAGCACGTTCACAGCAGCCCTCCTCCGATGATGTTCGTCGCAGCGCCGAAGCCGCCCACGATCCCCGCGAACGCTGCCGCTCCGAGATACAGCGGCCGGTAGCGGCGGACGGCCACGAGGATGACGACGCATGCCGCGATCCCGACGAGCTTGGCGCCGAGCATCGCATCGAGGGACGTGGCCGCTGCCAGGGGGTTCGACTCGCCGTGCGGGTAGCGGGCGAGGGCCGGGGCGTAGGTCAGCGCGTCAAGGGCCTGGAGGACGATGGCGAGGACGGCGGCGGTCACGGCACGTAGTCCGTCGGTGGCGCGATCGGCAGCCCTGTCGTGATCGTGACCGTGAGCACACCCTGCGACAGCGGCGCGAGCTCGGCGAAGTCCGCCGTGGCAAGGTCGATGACCCGGTCCGGGCACGCGCACCAGTCGTCGAGCACGACCGACACGCAGCGGGTCGCGCAGACGGTGACGTGACGGCCGCGCCAGTCGCCGGTGCGGAGGGCCGGGCCGGCGGCGGCGTGTCCCGCTCCGGGGCCGGTGGCGTACCAGGTGGCCGTGCCGGTCAACGGGACGCGGCTCGCGGCGGTCTCAGCGCTCGCCGACGAGCCTACCGAGCTGATCGGCGTCCCAGACGACAGCATAAGCCCGAGGACGATGGCGAGGATGAGGTCGGTCATGCGTGCCAGCTCGCGAACTCGTCGAGGTCGAACGTGATCGTCCGCACCGCCCGCTTGCCGCTGCCGGGACGGGTGACGACGACGCACGCCCGCAGCCGGTCACGCCGCGGGATCGCCTCGAGGTATGCCATGACCGCGGCCAGCGACGGCAGGCTGCGGACGGCCTTGACCTGGACGTCGAGGTAGCCCTCGACGATGACGTCGACCGGGCCGCCGTCCATGCCGACACGGGTGCCGTCGAGAGCAGCCGCGACCGCGCGCTCGGCCGCGGATCCGATCGCCTTGGAGCGGGACGTGGTCATGCGCCCTGGCCTCGTCGTCTCATCTCCGTGATCTTGTCCGTCCAGTCCCCCCCAGACCCCCCCTCTTCTATTCCCCCCTTACCCTTACCTACCGGCGTATCGCTACGGACTGGTACGGACTCATCCGTAACTAGGTGCCATTTGTGCTTGTCGCGGTACTGGTAGGACGGCCTGCCACCGATGCGCTGATGCTTCACGAGAGTCGGGATGAAGGCGCAGCCGCAGGGGTGCCGGACGATCCGGCCGGTCTGCACCAGGACGTCGCCCCAGCCATCGATATCCCGCTCGCGGCGGTGCACCGTCCGGTACGGGTAAAGCGACGCCCCGAGCTGCGACGGCTTCCACTCGAGCCAGCCGGCGTCGTCGGCCATGCACCACAGGCCGATGTAGAACAGGCGCACGGCATCCGATAGGTGGCCGAGCGTGTCGTCCTGCCAGAAGTCGGGACGCACCGCGCGGATCCTCACGTCAGCCGCCAGGCCGCGTGGCGCGCCGATCGCGCGTGCTGCTCGGCAGCGCGGCGCTTGCTCTCGAGGTCGTCGGCCGCCTCGAGCGTGGCACCGCAGACGCACGTGCAGCGTGCCAGGGGCCGGCACTCGCACGGATTGCGGCGGCACCAGGCACAGGCGTACTCGACGAAGGCGAAGAACGGACGGGTAGGGGAGGTCTTCATGCCGACGTCTCGTTGCACGTCAGGCCGACCGGGTGGCGCTCACCACAGGCGGGACACAGACGATCAGCCGTCAAGGGCGTACCAGCCACCGTCTGCCCGTAGATGTCGAACAGCAGGCGCCCGACCGGGACGGGCACGAATCGTGTCTCCCACGACGAGCCAGCGGCGGTGACTGAATGACTCGACTTCGGCCCGTACCAGCGGGCGTACTCGTCGCGGTGCTCCTTGGCGACGGCTTTCAAGGACGGGAAGTCGATCAGCCATTCCCGTCGTGGCCAGAGGTTGAGGACGTAGTCGGTGATGTACCGATCGTTGACGGTCCAGCCGGCGATTCCTTCGCCGAGGCGTGACACGTACTCGAGGCGCACCTCGCCGTACCTGTTGTCCTTGACGTCGACCCCCACGTTCTTCCGGTTCGGCAACAGGGCGAACACATCGACGCCACTGCGGTCATCCTGCCCGCCCGGCTCGGTCCAACGGAACTTGCGAGCCTCGAGCTTGGCGGTCAGGATCCGCTCGACCCGCTCGCGGATACTCGGACTCGAGCTGGCAGCGGCGCGGCTCTCGAACGAGTGAGTGCTCACGCCTGATTGCCGAACCGCGTCCAGCCTGGTCGTTCCGACCGGGCGAACACTTCGAGCCGCGAGGCGTCGGGGAACATCGACTCGATCAGGCTGTATGCCGCCTCGGGTTTGGCCGAGTGCTGGCCACGCCGCGCGTCGATGACGCTCGACTGCCGGATCTCCTGCTCGGGCGGTGACACGTCGCCACGCCGGCCGATGAGGATCGTTTCGTGTTGCTGGCGGACCCAGTAACCCATACCGATGCGGTCCTTGACCCAGACGGCCTGGGTGACGTACTCGAATCCCCAGCCATCCATGACGACCAAGGCTTCACGCAACTTCGGGCTGGTCGCCCACAGGAACAGCACTGCGTCGGCCGCCAGGACGTCCTGTATCGGCTTGCCGGCGTCGTCGCGATACGCGGCGATCTCGACCACGTCCATCGTCGGGTACTGATTCTCGATGGCCCTGTTGTCCGTCTCGGCGAAGTCGTACTGCCAAGGCGGATCAGCGAGGACGACGTCAAAGACGCCGGCCGGCAGAAGGGCAGGAATGGTCGGCGCGGCGATCCGGGGACTGAGGGTCAGCCCCTCGTTGACGATCTCATGCCACGAACCGAAGTTAGTAACGGCGTTACGAACTTGCTCGGGCGTCGGGTAGAGGTAGGCGAAGGCGGCCCGTTTTACGACCTCCTCCCGCGACTTGCCGATAGCCCCCGCGATCTCATCGAGTCGCCCGGCCGGGAGTTGCTTGCGATCGCCACGCTCGGCCAACACGAGCAAGCCGAACTCCCAGCGGGCCATGATCCCGTTGCCCTCGGCCTCGTCCACCTTGCGGTCGAGCTCGATATAGCGACCGTCTGGCCCGAGGATCGAGACGTTCACGCCGTCAGCACCAGCCAGAAGAAGCCGCGCTCCTCGTCGGTGAGACTGGCCATCGTCTCCTTGTCCGGGTACGTCTCGTGGAACAGCCGCGACGCGGTGTCGACCGAGATCGGCGACTTGCCGAGCCGCTCCTTGAACTCCCTCGCCGTCAGCGGTCCGCCCTTGCCGTCCTCGGGCCACGCCGGGACCGACTCGGCCTCGTCCACCGGCTCGGGCTCGACGACGCGCTGGCGCGTTGCCGCGGCCACCTCGGCGAGCGTCTGCCTGGGCGCCGTCGGCTCGACCGTCGGCACGTCGGTGTCCCACCGCTCGTCGGCTGCTGGCGCCGCCACGTCGAATGCGCGCCGCAGCGCCATCGACTCGGCGACCTTGACGGCCATCTCGGGGCCGAACGCGGCGTTCTTGCCCTTGACCGGGTAGCGGCCCGAGTAGGTGAACGCCCGGCTCATGTCCTTGCGGTAGACACTGCACGTCGCCCGCCAGTAGCCGTCGACCTCGATCGGCTCGCTCGTCTCGATGCCATCCAGCTGGCCCGAGCGGTGCGCGATGTGCAGCAACCCGTCGCGGGTGATGAACGGCCGGCCATCGATCAGGACCAGGTGCTTGAGCATCAGGTCGAGCTCGTACCGCTGGGCGATGTTGAGCGCCAGCTCGCGCTGCTCGGGCGCCACGCGGTCGAGGCCGATCGCCTTGAGCAGTGCCAGCTCGCGCGGGTCCTTCCACGCCTCGGGGGTCCGGGTCGGTGCGTCGGTCGCCATGTCCTTACTCCTTCTCGAGCGTCACCCGGAAGGGTCGGAACCCTGGCGTGATGCTCGTGTGCAGCCCGACGAGCGCAGCGCGCTCCGTCTCGGGCATCTGTCGCAGCAGGCCGTCGGCGATCGACTTCCAGTCGGTCTTGCCCACGTCCCTGGTCTGCTTCCAGGTGATGGCGAAGCCCGGCCCGGTGAGCCGTGCGGCGTCGCCCATGCGTGCCTTGATGGCCGTCTCGATGCGCTCCTCGGCGGCCTCCATGTCCTTGCGCTGCGCTCGCAGTGCGACCAGCGCGGTGACGGCCTCGGTGAGCTCGGCGTCGGCCGTCAGCTCCGAGCCGTCGTCCGATGGGTGGTCGCGCCGGATGCGCGCCGAGTCGCGGGCGAAGGGCCCCCCCTCGAGCAGCCGCCGGCGGAAGTCGACCGCCACCGCCACGAGGTCGTCGAACAGCGCCGGGTCGGCCGCCACCTCGAAGACCTCGAGCTCGTCGTCGGCGACCAGCGCCGCCACATCGGCCACCGGGTAGCCCGTGACGCCGAGCTGCCAGGCGACCTGTGCCTCGATGTCCTGCGGCAGGCCGTCGGCGAAGCGCGACCGGCTCGAGGTGCGCTTGGCCTCGACGAGGCGCCGCTCGCCGATGACCCGGAAGTCGGGCGACGCGCCGGCCCACGGGATGCCCGGGTGCGTGTGCAGCCGCAAGTCGCGCTTGACGCGCCGGCCGGTGCTCTCGCTGTACGCCTCGCCGATGAGGTCCTGGACGGCCAGCCCGATCCGCATCCGCAGCGTCTGCGGCTGCATGTCGCCGAACAGCTTGTCGTCGGCCAGGTCGGCCTCGCACTTGTACGGCGACAGGCCGAGCAGGACCGGGATGTCGCTGGCCGTCACGAGGTCCCGGCGTGCGGCCAGCCAGGCGTCAGTGCCCTGGACGTAGGCCGTGGCCGTCACTTGCCGAACGCCTCTCGCAGCTCGGCCTCGGCCCAGTCGGCATACTGCTCGAGCGGCCCGCCGCCGATGGGGGGATCGGCGACGGGCGCTACGCCGCGAGGATCGAGCGGCGAGGGAAGCGGAGCAGCCTCCTCCGAGGCACGGTCCGGGGTCCCCGTTCCGTCCGGGTGCTCCGCTTCCCTCGACTCGCTCGTCATCGGGCCACGACCAGCGGCGCGATCAGGTAGATGGCCAGCAGCAGCACGATCGCCCACGCGATCACGGCCGCGTCGCGCATGGCGCTGTCCTCCTGGTAGCGGGGCGGATACGCCATGTACTTCGGGACGTGGCGCTGGACGCGGGGCTGCGGCTTCATCGGATCCGCCGCAGCGACCAGCGGGCCGAGATCGCGAGCAGGCCCGCGATGAGCATCGGCGTCAGTGCGCTGATCGCGTCCATGACGGTGGTGACGTGGGTGGTCACGCCACGGCCGCCTTCCACGCGGCCCACTCGTCGAGGGTCGGGATCAGCAGCCGGTCACCTGCACCGCCGCGACGGGCGAACGCAGACATAACCGGCGAGCTGGTGGCAGACCTGTCAGCGAGACGTGACAGTCGGGTGACAGTCGCGTTTACACCTGTCTGACAGCGAGTCAGACATAACTCACCTTGGGGGTAGGGGAGACGTGTCATGCCACGCGCTCCTTTGCCGCCACGATGGCGTCATGCAAGGCGGCATGGTAGGCGCGGATCCGATCGGGGGTCAGGACGACGCGTCCGCTCTCGATGCTCCAGACCGTCATCCGCGACACGCCCATCCGTGCGGCAAGGTCGACCTGGGTGATGTCCGCGAGACGCCGTTCGGCTCGCAGTTCGCGTCCCGTCAGTGGCATGTCGCAGACTCTAGCGACCCCGGTGACGTATGTCAAACCGGTACGTGACGACGTGGCAATTGCTACCAGTCCATGCGCGACGGCACTTGACAGTTGTCACAACCTTCGTACACTCTCAGGACTATGTACCGGCCGCCATCACGGAGCCCACGAGGGGCGTGGGCCCGCCACATACATGAGAAGCGTCGCGATCGCGGACTGTCGCAATCCGCGGCCTTCGAGTTGCTGTACGAGGGACTTGGCCTGTCACCCCGTAGCCGGTCGGCATACCTGGCGATCGACATGGGCGACCGGCAACCGAACGAGCGAGAGGCGGCCTATCTCGCGTCGGTCTTCGGCTGGCCGTCCACGGACGTCCCAGAGGCCGCTGGAGCCACGGAGAGCAACGAGGTGCTGGTTGCCGCGATCGACCGCCAGACCGCCATGCTCGAGCGGCTGCTGATGGCCCTGACAGGCCCTGCATCGAACGGCTCCGTGCCGACCAAGCGTTCCGGAATAGGATAGGTTCGCCATGTCTCAGATCCAGATCCCGCGCACCGTCACCCAGCGCCAGCTCAAGTGGGGCATCGGGGCCCTCGTCGTCGGGCTGCTCGTGTTCAACGTCATCCGCGGCACGCTCGCCGGCGGCGCATCCCCGGCCCCCATCACCGTCAACGGGCCGGGTTCGCAGGCCGTCTACCAGCAGATCGCCGCCGACACCGACTGCGCCTCGGTGCAGGCCCAGTTCGACCAGGCGTACAGCGACAACCAGACCGCCCCCGCAGGCTCGAACGGCAAGGCCTGGACGCTCGGCTACATGGAGGCGGCACAGGCCCGCCTGGTCGCCCTCCACTGTCCGTAGACACGAAGACGCCCCCTCCCGCTGGCCCATCAGCAGGAGGGGGCGTGTGAGGGCAGGCTAGCCGCCGGGTGGCGGACTGGTGAAGTGGATGATGAACCACATCGCGAGCGCGCCGAGCAGGAACGACAGTCCCATCAGCCCGGGCCGGTCCGCCAGCGACGAGACCGTCTGGGTGTCCGCGCTGATCGTCCGCCGGCCGGTGTAGACCGCCCAGCCCTCGACGATGAGGAGCGCGACCAGACCGACCACGACGACGATGAGCGCGAGCCAGCCCGCCATCAGGGCGCCGGCGGTGTCGGTGTCGCCAGCGCCTGCTCGGCACCCGAGGCCGCCGAGCTCTGCGCCGCCCGGGTCGCGGCCTTGGCCGATTCCTGGCCGAACACGAACGTGATCGCGCCGCCCATGAAGCCGACGATCGCGAGCCGGACGCTCTCGGCGTCAGCCTGGCCGATCGTCAGGAACAGGAACAGCCCGCCCCCGACGACCACGACCAGTGCGAGCGTGTAGGTGAAGACGAGCTTGAACAGGTCGGTCTGCATCAGGTGTCCTCGCCCGTGTGCGTGACCGCCCCGTCGTCGCTGTCGGCTCCGGGGATCTCGCCGTCTTCCACGTCATCGGGCAGCCCAGCCGCGTCGGGGACCGGCTCGGGCGGCGTCTTGGCCGCCTCGATCGCCTCCACCAGGATCTCGTCGGTATCGGTTTCCTCGGTCATCAGTGCCTCCTAGCTGACCGTCACGCTCGGCGGGTAGACCTGGATCGTATGGCCGGCGTAGACGCCGCTGGTCACCTTGACGGTGGTCGCCGCCGATGTCCCGTCGCACGTCCGCCGGTGGACCGGCGGCTCGCACAGGGCCGCCGATGCCCGGTTGCTCCAGTGGGTGTCGGACCAGCTCGCGATGCAGGCGCCGGTCAGTTGGTACGAGCGGACGCGCGCCAGCGGTGCGAAGTGGACGACGTGGCTGGTCGGTGGCGGAGCCGGCAGGATGCCCGCGTAGAACTTGCCCGGACCGAGCGTGCGCGGGTCGGTCTCGCCCCACGGGTGCAGCGCGGCGGCGAAGGTCAGCACCTTCCACCACGGCCACGCCGCGAAGCCCTTCGACCAAGGATCGCCGACATCCGCGTAGGCCGGCACGGTGAGCGTCCCGCCCGACACGCCGTTGACCTCGACGGCATGGTTGACGTTGCCCCTGCCGTCCGGCAGCGTGTTGCCCTGGAGGATGAGCGGGCGCCCGGCGCGGAGCTGCGTGGCGGCATAGCCGGGGGTGCAGACACCCGCCCCGACGTGCACCTCGACATGGACGCCGTGCGTCTCGATGGCTGCGGCGACCTGTGGCAGCGTCACGCCGCCGTAGTAGTCGCCGGTCTCGTCGCGGAGCTGGCAGCCCGAGACGACGGTCCTGCCGCCCGTCGCGGCGTCGAGCGCCATCCCGCCCGAGAGCGGGGTGCAGTTCTTCCAGCCGAGCGCCTGCCCGTGCAGGACGCAGGCGGTGGCCGGTCCCTCGACCTGGAACGCGGGACGGTAGGTCATCGGACTCGCCTCCTCGAGGGTCTCACCCGCCGGTGAGCAGGATGTGTGCCGTGAACAGGACGACGGTCAGGAGCTGGCCCAGGATCGTCAGGGTGACCGTGACGGCGAGCGCGATCAGCCAGCGTCGGTTCGTCGCCGTCGATTCGTTGGAGGTGCGGACGCCGCTGAGGATCTTCTCGGTCGTCTCATCGCGGGCCTTGCGGGCGGCCTCCGACTCGCGGTAGCCCTCGGTGCCCGACTCGTTCAGGGTGCCGATCTCCCGCGTCAGCGACGCGGCGAGTTGCGCGACGGCCTTGTCCAGCTTGTCGTCCCACGCCTTCTCGAGGGCGGCCAGCGCATCCTTGGTCGCGAACGTCGCGGCCTGCTCGCGGAGCTGGAAGCGGACGCCGTTGAGCTCCTCGTCCTTCTTGGCGCGGTCGATCCGGTCCTCAGCGCGCTGCTGGAGGATGAACGCCTGCTGCTGGTCGCGCAGCCGCCGCTCGCCCCGGATCCGCTCGGCGAGGACTGCGCGGCTAGGCACCCCCCGATACCAGCGGCAGGTGGGCGGGCGTGCCGGCATCGGTCGGACGGGGCACCGTCCTGCCGTCGGCGTCGAGGGCGAGGCGCGCGCCCGGTTCGACCGCGGCCCGCTCGCGGCGGTGGCCTGAGGTCTTGTGGACGAGCGCGGCGATGTGCCTGGCACCGGGCGGGCCGGCGAGCTCGACGCGAAAGTCGTAGATGCCGCTGCCGATGGCTTCGGGCCAGACCTTCGAGCCCTTGACCGGATGCGCTGGGTCGTGGGTGTCCACCAGCCAGATGTCGGTGTGATCGCCACCGCCCTCCTCGTGAGCGGCGAAGTCGATCAGGCCGGCCACCGACCCGTCCGCGCCGCGCGCGACCATGTGGTCGAGGTGGCCGATGACGTTCCCGTCGGCATCGTAGGCGACCAGCATCACAGCGCCGCCTCCACGAGGATGTAGTAGTGGCCGTAGAGGGTCTCGCTGGACGTGTAGGCGTTGTTGACGTCGAGCTGCACGATGCAGATCGAGCTGCCGTTGAGGTGCGTCGACATGTTGCCCGCGATGGACGTGGGCAGGATCGCCTGCCCGGACGTGGCCCCCCCGCTGGTGACGCCGGTCCAGGCGGCGGACGGGACGTTGTACAGCAGGTCGTGGCCGACCGACCGCGTGCCGGTGTTGCCGTTGTTGTCGGCGATCGAGCTCAGGTGCATCGGCGTGGCGGACAGGGCCCCGAGGCCGCTCAGTGTCGCGGTGGCGACCGAGGTCGAGTAGTTGGCGCCCGACAATGCGGCGCACGTCGAGGACAGGGATCCGCTCGCCGCGATCTTGAACATGTCGGACGTGCCGTCGATGATGACGACCGCCCCCGCGTTGGTCACGGTCAGGGCGCCGTTGGTGATCGCGAGCCCGCTCGTGTCGATGGTGACTTCCCCCGGCGTATTGAGGAGCGTGTCAGCGTATGGATACAACTCCACGTCGTCGAAGACGATCCCGTTGCCGCCGGCCGAGCTGTTGTGGTTGACGAGGACCACCCTGACACTGGCGGCATTGCTTGGGGCGACGGTCGTGCCGATGAGTTCGACCCAGGTGGTCGTCGTGACAGTCGTGCTGACCGGCCCCTGGACAAGCGTGATGCTGCCGATCGCGGCTGCGGTGTTGTCGTACCACTGGACGTACAGCGAGCCGTTGCTGGCGCCGCTGTTGGCGGCCCGACCGCGCATGAACGTCCGGCCAAGATAGGTTCGCCCGGGGATGATCGACAGGAAGTCGCTGTAGACCCATAGCGAGCCGCTCGGCGTTCCCGGACCCCAGGTGAGCGTGATGTTGTTGACCCCTGTATGTGGGCTGTAGATGACGCCCGAGAAGACCTCGACGCGGTTGCCCGCGAAGGTCGTCGCGACAGCCGTCCAGCCTGGCAGGGCGGCGGCGATCAACGGACCCGTGTTGAGGTTCGCCGGCGCGACCGAGTCGCACGTCTCGAAGCCGCCGTTGACGACCAGGTTATGCGAGCCGCTGACGTTGATCTTGGCGGCGGTCACGGCACCGGTCGCGAGTTTCGGGGTGGTGACCGAGAGGTCGGTGATCTTCGTCCCGCTGATGCTGCCGTCGGGCATCGTCGAGACGGTGTTGTTCATCCAGACCGACATGGTCACGATCGGGTCGCCGAAGGTCAGGTGGTAGAACGGCACGCCCTTGACCCAGGTCACCTCCATGCCGGTGACGCTGAATGAGGTCGCGCTGTAGCCGAGATCGGCGTTGGTCAGCGCGAACGTCATGGCCGGCCACAGCCCGGTGTCGTATAGCGTCGCGGTGCCGGTCGTGGTGATCGTCGCGTCGAGGTTGGTGCTGACCGTGACCCGCAGGTCCTTGTACCCGCGCAGCGTCGTGCCGTTCGGCACGTCCGACAGGCCCCACGGCCCGGCCGAGGCCGACGCGACGTCGGTGTTGGTCGCGGTCAGGGTCACGTAGTCGTGACCGATGCGCGGCCCCGGGTAGCGGGTGACCGACGTGACGGTGCCGGCCCAGGTCGGGGTCGTGAGCGTCAACGCGTTGCCGTTGACCGGCACGGTGGCCGGGTCGACGAGCGTGACGTCGAACGTGTTGAACTTGAGCGACCCGGAGCCCTCGAGGATCTTGGTCGTCTGGGTCACGCCACCGATGACGAGCGCGAGCGGCATGTCAGACGCCCGGCGCGAAGCGCAAGCGGCGCGCGATCTCGTTGGTGAAGCGGTCCAGCGCCGGGCCGTCGATCACGGTGCCGTAGACGGTGATGTTGATGGTCTGGCCGCCACCGCCCATGGCCATCCCGTTGGGGATGATGGTGCCTGACGATGACGGCACGAACAGTTCGGGACCGTTCTCACCCACCCACGAGATCTGGCCTGCACCCAGCGGTCCGCCGCCCGCGTTGTGCGGGAAGACCGGCTGCTTGTACAGGTCGGTGTTGCCGATGTAGCCGAGCTTCTTGGCGAGTGTGTCCAGCGCCTGCGCCCCGTAGATCTTGACGGTGACCGTCGGCGCGGCGTGGATCTTGGCGACCTCGTGCAGGTGGTCGATGATCTTCTGGATCTCGGCCGGGACCTTCAGCCCCATCGCCTTGTAGGCCGCCGTGACGTCCCTGGCGTAGGTGTCGACCTGCTTCTGGGTCAGCCTGTGCTGGTCGCCGAGCCCGGCCAGCGTGGTGGCCTGGTCGTCGAGGTCCTGGACGATCGCCTCGCGTGCGACGCGGCTGGCGTTCCTGTTCTTGGCATGGAGCAGGCTGAACAGGTCCGACGACGCCGTCGCCCGCTGGTCGGCCAGCTTGTTGGCCAGTTCGATCGGGTCGAAGTAGCCCCGGATCATGGCGTTGGTATCGGTCACGAGCTGGTGGACAGTGGCGTCGCTGGCGGCGCGGATCCGGCGCTGGTTCGCCTCGTAATCGCGGGCTAGCTGGAGCGAGGACGTACTGACCGCAGCGAGCGCCACGCTGGCGTGGCCGTGGAAGGAGTCCATGCCGTCCGACGCCGTGCTCGAGACGGTGGCGACGGTGGTGACCAAGTCGTCGAGGTTCTTGCCCGTGTGGTCGGTCTGGACTCCGAGGTTCTGCTGGTCGGTCGCCGCCTGCTTGGCGGCGTCGGCCATCTGGCCGAGGCCCGGGATCAGCACTCCGAACGCACCGGCGAGGTCGAGGACGGAAGTGGCCTGCTCGGTCGCCGTGTCGCTGTTGGCCGACATCCCGTCCTGGAGGATGCCGAGGACGTTGGCGAGGTCCGTCGTCCGGTCGGCCAGTTCGGTCATGACCTTGACCTGTACCGGCGCGATGGACTTGCCGAACGTCTCCATCGCCTCGTTGACCTTGACCTGGCTGATGAGCAGCTGGCCCGCGTTGGTCTTGGCGAAATCGGCAGCGGCCCCGCCGACCACCTTCTCGACCGCGGCCAGCCGCTCGGTCGTCGTCGCGTAGTCCTTGGTGTTGATGCCGAGGGTCGCGAGCCCGCGCGCCTTGCCGGCTTCGATGTTGGTCAGCGCCTGACTGGCTTCCATCAGGCTGATGTTCTTGAACCGGGCGAGGTCCATCGCCACGGACTGGATCCGCTGCGCCTCGGTGACGTCATGGGTGGCGGCCACAAGCAGCTGCAACGAGGACCGCTGCTCGTCGTCGGTGAAGCCCAGCTTCATCTGGGCCTCGATGACCTTCTCGATCGCGGTCGTGTTGCCGTCCCAGCCCGGGATGTTGGCCCTGAGCGACTGACCGAGCGCAGCGACCGACGCCTGGTCCTCGTTGAACGCGGCGACGCTGTCGCCGATGAAGTCGGTGACCTTGCCGACCGCGGTCTGGAACAGCCCGGCCGCGGTCGTGGCGAAGCCGAACCCGAGTCCGGCGGCGAGGCCCTTGCCGAGCGGCGTCAGCTTGGTCTGGAGCTGGCCCGCCGACGACTCGACCTTCTGGGTCGCGCCGACGAACGAGGCCGCGTTGCCGATGAAGTTGACGACGACTTGTGACGCCACCTACAGCCCCGCGTTCTTGATGGCGTCCTCGAGCACGGCCGCGGCCGCCGCTTGGATGTACGGTCGGTTCGCCGCGATGGTCGGGAAGATGTAGCGGCCCTCGGGGATGAACGGGCGCGAGATCGCGCCTGAGAATGCCTTGCCGGGCGTGTGGCCGCGACCGACGGTGCCACCGAAGTCGAGCCACGGGTAGTACGGCGCCCGCGAGCCGCCAGCGACGATGCTGGCACTGGTCGTGTCGGCCCGCGGCTTGACCGACATCGAGGCGCGGCGGGTGGCGCCCGACGGCACCTTGCCCGCGATCTTGGACGCGAGCACGCCCGCGATGCCCTTGAAGCCGGCGCGCATCTGGCGCGGGAACTCGGCGTCGAGCTTCTTGATGGCGTTGCGGAACTCGCGCAGCCCGGTGACGCTGAGCTTGACGTCCTCGGCAGCCATCACTCGATCTCCTTCATGGCCGCTCGCCAGACAAAGAACGCCTGCCAGCGCACGATCTCGTCGTTGGGCAGCTCGCCGATCTCGGCCAGTGACTTGTGCAGGTGCTCGGCCAGCATGAAGTCGAACGTGTCGAGCGTCCCCTCGATCAGGGCTCGCTCGTATCGGGTTTGGGGTTCGTGCCGTCGCTTCCGATGCCGCCCGACAGCGCGACGATCGCGTCGAGGATCGTGCCGGCGGTCTGCGGGTCGGTCGTGTTCAGCCAGGTCTTGGCCTCGTCGACCGTGACGCCCGTGCCGGCCGACAGGATGAGCGCCTCACCGTCCTCGAAGCCGTCGCGCCCGAAGCGGCCGACGGCCAGGTACTCGGTCCGCGACAGGCCGCGGATGATGACCGTCTGGCCGTCGACGTCGACGGCACCGGTCGGGAGCGGGATCTTCGGGAGCATGGCTGCCTCCTCGCCGAGGGTGATGGGGGCGGGCGGGCGAGCGCCCACCCCCACCCGTTAGACGTGCCGCGACGGTGCGGCGTTCACGAACAGGTCGGCCTTGAAGGTGGCGACGCCACCGACCGGCGCGCTCTCGCTGTAGTTGCTGACGTAGACGCTCGTCAGCGTCCAGTCACCGGATGCGCCCGCCGCGCCGCCCGGGTTGTAGGCTGCGGTGACCGGTGCCGCCGCCAGCACGAGCGCCGCCAGCTTCCACGCCGGGCCGGTGGTGATGGTCGGGTCGTAGTCGCCCGTCAGGGTCATCTTGCCGCCCGGCACGCCGGCGACCGCGGTCTTCCACGACGAGCCGAACGTGGTCGTGTCGGCCATGTCGACGTCGATGGCCAGGTCGACGTTCGTGCAGAACGCACTCAATGAGACGGAATCGATCGTGAAGGTCGTCGCCTTACCGTGGCGGAATGGCATAGCCGTATCTCCTTGCTAGAGGTTGCGGGCGACTGCGACGCCGAACGTGATCCGGTCGCCCACGACCCCACCGGTCCTGGTGGCGACGACCCGGACGTAGCGGCGCAGGGTGGCGCCGGATGCCGAGACGAGCCGCTGCTGGGTCGGGGCAGCGGTCGTCGTGAACGCGCCGCCGGTCACGTCGGCGACGGTGCCGAAGCCCGACGACGAGTCGTCGACGAGCTTGACCACCCAGGAACCGGAACCCGAGACCGCCGTGACGATGAGGTGGGCCTGCCAGCCGGTCGTGGTCGCGGCCAGGCCGTCGATGTAGGCGCTGGTGCCCGGGCTGGCACCGAGGTCGCTGATCGGGTTGACGACGTAACCGAAGCCGACCGAGGTGTCGGCCGTGATGTCCCACTTGATGGCCACCACGCCACCGACCGGCGACGACTCGCTCCAGGTCGTGCTGGCGACCTCGAGCAGGCGGGCCGGGTTGCCGGTCGTGCCGAGGCCGCCCGGGCCGAAGGTCACCAGCGCGCCCGTCGTCGAGAGGTAGGCCGGGCTGAACTTCTGGACGTTGGCCGGGTCGTAGTAGCCCTGCAGGCCGAGTTTGGCCGATGTCTGGCCCGGGATGGCCGTCTTCCACGTCGCGGCGAAGGTCGTGGTGTCGGCGAGGTCGACGTCGGTCGAGAAGTCGGCCCCCGTCAGGAAGGATGACCAGTCGATGGCGTCCAGCCAGACGCCGGCGTCTGAGCCGTGGATGAAGGGCACGGGTGGCCTCCTACGTCACGATGTCGAGGGTGAACTTGAGTCCGAGGTAGGTGGCGTCGCCGATCTTGACCTGCGCGATCTCAGCGGCGGTGGTGTCGTAGTTGCCGGGCGTCGCACTCTCGATGACGGCCACGAGGTCGGTCGCGCCGTGCATCGCCGCCGACAGCGCGTCGCGGGCGTCCTTGGTCCCGGTCAGCCCGACGAGGTAGAAGACCGGGATGACGACGTGGTCGCCGCCGCGCTGGAAGGTGATGCCGATCTCGATGGTGGACGGGTAGTCGACCAGCACGCACGGCACCGACACCGACTCGACCGGGTAGGCGTAACTGTTCGGCACGAGTCCCGAGGCCGCCACGGCGGCGGCGATGCCGTCCATCGTCGCGGACAGGTCGAACTCGCTCACGTCCTGGCCTGCTTGGTCAGGATCGGCTCGGCGTAGCCGTCGTCGGTGATGTGGACGCCGTCGAGCCTGGCGGTCTTGCCGTCGGGCGCGGTCCAGGTGCCGCCCAGCATCGCCTCGAGGAGCTCGGGCGTGATCTTGAGCCGAAGGTCGATGAACGCCTCGACGCCGTTGCCCTCGTTGAGGCCGGCACGATGACGCAGCTCGACGAGGTGCGCCAACTCGGCCCGCGTCCAGTCCATCACTGCACGCCCCACTCGAGCTTGTACGGACGCAGCAGGGTCGTGACGTCCGGGTCGAGCTTGGCCAGGAGCCGGATCTCGTTGCCCATGTCGGGCGAGCCGGCCACGCCGTAGGGCGAATCGCGGCGCTTGAGGAAGCGCGACGCCTGGATCAGGTTGGCGTTGACGATGTTGGGCGGCGTCGCCAGCCAGCCCCACTTGGCGGTGACCTGGACCATGCCGCCGTAGAACGGTGGCAGGAGGCCGATGTCGAACAGGAGGCCGGTGTACGGGAAGCCCTTGGCCGGGCCGTTGAACGGCACCGGGCGGTAGGCCGTGCTGACCGTGGTGTACGAGCCGTTGCCGGTCGCGTCGAACGCCACCTGCATCCCCGCCACGTCGGCGAAGTCGTCGGTGTCGACCGCGAAGCGCCGGCCGAACAGCGGCCAACTGACCGGCTGGGTCGACAGGCCGATGGCGTAGACCCGGGCGGTGGCCGTGGTCATGACGTGGAACTGGCGCCCGCACTCGCGGTCGATCGCGCGGGCCGCCGCCTCGAGCGCCAGCAGCTCGACGTCGCCGTCGGCCGAGGTCGTCCCGGCCTGGTCGCGCAGGAAGGCGCGGAAGGTCGCCAGCGACGCATACGCCCCGATGTCGGGACCGGACACCCACTCGGGCGAGTAGGGCGTCGGGGCCGAGCCGTCGGACTTGGAGTAGCGGACGCGGTAGAAGGAGCCGACCGCGCCCGACGGGTCGTAGACCGTGTAGAGCCGCGTCCCGGCTACCAGCGCGAAGGTGCCGATCTCGGCGAAGCCGACCCCGCCGCCGGTGGCGGACCGCTCCCAGCGCCCGAGCGCGCCGGCACCGAGGAAGCCGGTGTTGAGCAGCTCGTCGGGATTGTCGACCGGGATCTGGAGGATGCTCACTCAGGCTCCCTTCGAGGGCTGGCCGGCACCGGCCACGCCGGCCCCGGGGATCTCGTCGAACGTGCGACCCGCGTCGATGCCCGAGACCGTGACGCCCGGCACCATGCCGTAGGCCGCGGACCCGGTGAGGAACGCCGCCGTGGCGTAACCCGCGTCCGGGATCCATTCGGTCCGGGCGCCGGTCACGAAGACGTAGGGCACCGCGAACCCGAACACGGCCGCAGCCGGAGTCGGCTGGACGATCCGGTAGTCGCTGATGACGACGTTGGGCGCGAAGGCCGTCATCACGAGCGCCGCGGCCGTTGGCAGGCTGACCCACTTGAGGGTGACCGTGACCGTGGGCACGGCTCCCGACAGGGTCATCGCCCCGGCCGTCGGCAGGCTCAGTGCATTGGCCCTGACGGTCGGAACGGAACCCGTCAGGACGAGGCTGGCCGCCGCCGGGACCGCGACCTGCTTGTCGCTGACCGCGATCGTCGGCGTCGCGCCCGCGAGGACCAGCGCAGCAGCCGTCGGCTGCGGCTGGGCACTGCCGCCGGCGATGACCGCCGGGACCGCCCCTGTCAGCGTCAGGGCCGCCGCTGGCGGCAGGACGATCTTGAAGTCGGACAGAGTGACGGTCGGCACAGCGCCGGCCAGCAGGAGGGCTCCTGCGGTCGGCAGCGCGACCGCCGAGCCGCCGGTGACGTTGACCGCCGGGACGGCGCCCGAGAGGATGAACGCACCCGCGCTCGGTGCGATGCCGTTGGCAGTGAGTGCGAGGGCCGGTGTCGCTCCGGCCAGGACCAGCGACCCGGCCGTCGGGAGGCTGACGGCATTGGCGACGACCGACGGGACGGAACCCGTCAGCGTCATGGCCGCCGTGGTCGGCAGGCTGACGACCGGCGTCCTGATCTGCGGGACCGCGCCGGTCAGCGTCATCGCTGCCGCGGACGGCGCGATCCCGTTCGCGGTGAGGGCGATGGCCGGCGTGGCCCCGCTGAGGGTCAGGGTCCCGGCGGTGGGCGCGATACC